AAGGGGCACCAAGTGGTGCAAAGCCTGTTGTACCCCATCCGTTACCAGCCATTCGCATCAACACATCATTGTTCTGTGTTGCTGTTGGTGATGCTACTGTACCACGTGCGGAACGTCCAGCAACTAGACCATAAGCTGAACCATTTGCACTGAATGAATCATATATGATACGAGTAGGTGTGTTTGCTTTGCCAGTAACATGTATCATTGTTCCCGATTGAGAGAGTGTTTGTACAGTCGCAGTAGCTTTGATGGTGAGTGCAGATTCTGTGTCACCAAATGTGGAGTTTGCCAATACGAATGTTCCATTGACAAAACCATCACCTGAAATGTAAAAATCGCCTGCTGTTGCAATACCAGATGTATTTGCCAGCGCAGTATTTGCTGTGTTATATGCTGCTTGGGTGAATGCCTGTCCTGTTACTGCATTAGCCGTAATTTCTACACGTAATGCTGCAACGTTAGCAGATATTCTAGTGTTGATTACTGAATTTGCGGAAGCAGCATTAGCGGTTATTTGTGCATCAATATTGTTGAATTTTAATCCAGTGCTGTCTATGTATCCTACAATGTTACTAGACTGCGTTCCACCAACAATGAAGGAAACTTTACCGGTAGAGTTTGTTGTACCAACTACTAAATTTCCCTTATTTGTTCCAGTAGACTGTACATATAAATATCCGTCGTGAGAACGGAGTGCGGAGTAATCTGGATCGGAATATTGGGATCCATTCATACCTAAGTCAATATAATGATTTATGTCCGAGCCGTCATCGGCCGTAATTACATAATCTCCAGAACCTTCTGTTGCTAAATTATGCAAATTGACTTGCAAGTATTCAGCAGTGTTGCTCGTAAATTGTGCGATTGCATTCGGCAATAACAGAAAAGTATTACCCACTGCTAGATTATTATTCGAATATAATCCATCAGCCAATGTTGTTAATGTCATTTTACCGGTAGTTGTCGTCACTAAATCTACAGCAACGAACACGGTATTTGCCGTGTTGGCGTCTATTGTAGTTAAATTAGGTAATTCTGATATTTTTACTGTTGCCATTTTTTATCCTAAAACGATAATTGATAAGTCTTCTGTTGTTAATAGGTTTCCATCTTCCGTACTCAACTCAGGATAGTAAATAGAACCTAATGTGTTGTATATTTGAACACCCTGACCTGTGGCGACCAAATTTCTTCCAATAGAAATTAAACAATTGGCAGATGAAAATGATGGTGAAGGCGTAACGAATATTGAATTATTAGAATAACTTATGTACGTTACTGTTCCTGTGTAATCACTTGTTGCGTTCGCATACACTCGGATTCTATCACCAACAAAAGCAATATCTTCTAACTTGTTTTCTGTATTGCTGTACTCTCCGTTGTTAATTAGATCGTAAGCATTTGTTATTGTTACTATATTTATCTTACTATTAGGTGAGTCTGTACGAGCATTAGCAACATTGGCGAAGCTTTGATATATTCTATCTTTGATGACTGCTGTATTTGATGCTGATGAAACCGATAGAACTTCAGAATATAATGACGGACCATTTACTGGAGTTAGTGATATTTTTGATCCAGTAAATAGATAACTTTCTAAGTTTGTTCCAACAAGAGCATCGAATTTTATGATATTATTGCTAGGATTATTAAATGAACTGAACACTGTTGCATTAGAACCTTCTGTCGAAGTATAGTGTCCTATCGATAGAGAGTTTGATAAGAAAGATTCCCTGTGTATTTTTATGTTCTTTTCTGACTTCAGTGTATTAATTGTTACAACTTTTGTTCCGGATGGATGTAACATCTTATACAGAATGTCTTTATACGCACTGAAAGAATTTTGAACTTTTAATTGATATGTGAAGTTATTGTAGTCTTCACTTTCCAGAACTTGGAAAGAACTCAAAAAACCATCATCATTTAAATATGTGCCTTGACCTATAATCAAACCATTCAAGAATTTGGCTGTAGCCTGAGCAGCACCATTTCCATAGGTCCTTATACCATTCTTAAACAGATAATTGCCATCATTGTCGAGTAATTCGTAAGTTGTATCTAAATCCAAATAAAGATTTGCACCAAAGGACCTATCGGTCGCGTTCAGTTTTAAATCTGTTTTAGTATTGGATGAGTAATTATAGGTTCTCAGTAGATATTTGGAATCTACATCCAATGCTGCTTGCTCAAGTAGTGTTATGGAGTCAACAAATGCATGAAATACTGAAGTATTTATTGAAGTGCCTTGATATACCGTTTCACCTGTTTTTATGAGGTCTGAAGTTGAAACGTTAGTTACAACCAAATCTCGAACTCTCAGGGATACATTAGGAGCAGACACATAATCTTCACCATAATTTTCAATGACGAAAGATGTTATAGCTCCAATGCCTCGCTCATCGGCTACAGGCTCAAATACTGCGCCGTCACCAAGGACTGTATTAACTCTTAATACTGCTCCGTTACCTGAAGTGGTTGCAACATTTAATGTGGGCAGAGTTTGATTTGTGTATCCAATTCCACCCTTTGAATATGTTAATGTTCCATTAGCATTATATACATTTCTATATTGTGTAGATATTATTGATCCCGTAGCATTCACCGTGACATTTGCGTTTGCTCCATTCCCATGAGAATTCAAAAATAATATATTTTCGCCGTTTGCATAACCAGTTCCTGGTGTAACGATTTCTATAGGACCCAAAATTCCTAAACTAGCCAAATCGGCTTTTATTCTTAAGTTTTCGGTGGTTTGCGGGTCTGTAGTGTCGTACAAACTTTTTGCTGTAACTGCGGGAAGTCCAGTGTAACCGCCGCCTCCGTTATTGAGAATAATTGAGTCTAAGGCATAAGTTGGGAATGCTGTGTAGGTTAATGCATTGGCCAACGATGCTGTTGATGTTGCTGTGATATTCCCCAATAATGCTGTGTAGGTTCCACCAATAGTCATTGCCTGAACCGAGGTACTCAAATAATTTTGAGCAATAAATGCAACATTTATTTGTGTGGCAGGATCAACCGAGCCAACGTTTGCGATTGCTCCTGTTCCACCACCTCCCCTGAATTGAATATAAGTATTTGGATCTTCTCTGTATCCGTAAGAGCCATTTATCAAAGACAAATCTCTCAACGATCCTGACGTAGTTTCATATATGAAAGCTTTTGCTCCAATGTCGGATATTGGAGTTTCTAATCCACCATAGAATACGACCGGGTCTCCCGAATATAAACTGGTTCTTCCTCTGTAAAGTTGGCCGCGCTTGCTATTTTTAATTTGCAATGAAGAAATTGTGCCTAATATTTTTGCACGAAGTTCAATTGCACCAACAACATCCTTAGAAACGACTTGGCTATCTTTAAAATATAATGTTTGATTTTTATTATCAACAACTCTAATGAATTCTCCAGATTGGAAAATTCTTTCAATGTTTGAAATATACAATTCAATTTTATCGCCGACCTGAGTACCTCTTTCTATAGTGGCAATGGACTTAGAACTTTCACCTAAAATTCTTAAATTATTGATAGATAAAAATTGTTCATCATTAGTTTTTAATCTTAAACTTTTAGAAACGTACCATTTTCCATCGGACGTTTTAAGTACTAGGTCTTTAGTTAAGAAAATATCTGCATCAGAATTGTATAAAGCTCGGAAAAGAAACTGATATGATGCCGGTGTTCCTTTTTTCGAATAAAGCTCTTTTGCCACCTTAATGAGTTTTGTTTTATCGGACAAAGCATCTTGTGGAAAATTGGGCAAAAACTCATTCATGTAATAATCAATGAATTTATTGTAAGTATCTCCGGGATTCTTGTAATCAATATTTGTATAATTTAATAAATTTTGTGATCCAGAAAGTGCACCTTCTTTAGAATTTCCGATATTGCTCTGTTCCATCCATTCATAATAAGCTTGAATGAATGCCACAAAGGTTTCATAACTAGTTTCCGACCGAATAAATTCGGGCAGTTGTAATGGTACCTTTAATGAGGTTTTATTGGATATGTTCGTTGTCATTTTTTTATAATGCGTTAACTGTTACAACAATTGCTTCGTTATCAAATTCATCTAATGCCACAATTTTGTTGAAAGTGGACGAAACTATAGTACTTTCCGGCACAACTGAAATTGTAAATTGTCCAAGATCATTATTAATAGCCAGTGGTGAAAAGTCTGTCAGAGTTACTATGCCTGTAGAATAATCAATTGTTCCCGCTTGAGTATCTAGAATGTTTTTTACATTGTTATTGTAATAATATGTTCTCAAAGTTCCTACTGATCCTTCTAACACGGCATAAGCATATCCTAGACTTCCAGAAGTATCATTTTCTGCCGCAGTTATTGTGACAAGTGCTTCTGTATAGTTATATCCTGGATCTGTAATAACTATACTGTTTATTCTTCCTGCCGCGATAACAGCATATGCTGATGCTCCAATGCCGTCACCACTTATTGTTACTAGAGGCGCTCTTGTGTATCCGAAACCTTGATTAATTATGTTAATAGATTCAATGCCTCCCACTACTGTAGGAACTTCTTCGTAATAAACCCCGGTTCTAATTGCATTTGGTGCAGTTACGTCCCGCACACTTATGTCTGGTGAACTATTAACTCCCGCATTAAAATAATTTCTTCTCAACGGTGTACCAAAATCTAGAGTGTAAGATGTAGCTGTACTTAAACTTGGAAGTATTTTTTTCTGTAACCGAATTGATGTTTCATTTGTAATTATTGAAGAATCTGCACTTTGAATTGAAGTAATAAGTTCAGGTAACTTGAAGGTTGAATTGAATGTGTTTAGTGTATTTTCCGAAAAAACTTTTATAGAGGCTATGATGAGTTCTTTTATCTGTGATGCTGTATATGTTGTCTTTCTCGGATCATATAATGCTTTTGTGCTTAGTTTCAAGTAAGTATAGTCGGCATCTACTACAATTGGAGTTACTGTTAACACACTTATTGGTTTTATAACTTCGGTTATAAGTCTTTGTTTTTGTGTAGGAGTTAATGTGAAACCACCAGATGGCTTTACTGCACAGAAAATTTGACCATAAACTGGAGGATTATTTTCTTCGCCGCCCCAAACGGAAACAGAATCAATAGGTATATTATTCGAGTTATTCTGAATTAGATAGATATAATCCTCTTTTGTAACTGCTCGACCTTGTGCAGCATAGGCTTTTGGCGCAGTATACTTGATTGAGGTGATGCCTTCTTTATCTGAACCATTTGTAGCAGAACTGACCGAATTTGTCACCGTATTACCGTATGCACCAATATTTGTCATCAATGTAAAACTATTTGCACCATATGCGGAAGTTCCCGAAGTTGCAACATATGAAATATTGACAATATTACCATCAATTAACGCTTGTCCTAAAATTCCATCTCCAAAATATATCTCATATTTACCGTCTTTACCTTCTTGCAAGAAAAAAACCTTGCTTGTCGAATTTAGTGTGAGATAATCTGTTGATAAAATATATGTCGTAAAAGAAATTTCCGAAATAGAATCCTGTACCGAAACAACCAAAGTGTCGGTATCAATAGTTGAATTAGGTATCTCAAAAATTTGTTCAGGATTAGAAGCGGTGTTTACAGTATAACTATAAGTTTCAGCAGAACCTTGAACAATTTCTAAGTCGTAAAAGTTTGCGGTGTTTGAAGTTACTGCTACTGTTGCTGCATCTGAAGTTATGAACATGTAATTCACATCATCGATTGCTTCTGATAAAAATGGTGTGAATTTGGGAATAGTTAACGTTGCATCACCCGTGACTTGATTTACTCTAACATTCACAATAGCTTTCGGTGCCACGGCCGATTTTGGTGTATAATTTAGAAGTTTGGCGTGAGAAACCACAGAGTTTCTTTGTGTTGCTGAATCCAGGAACATCTCGTTGGCCACCATATTCAAATAGTATGCGTTGTATTGAGTGTTATACGCCAACAGATCGACCAAAACCGACAGGGCCGAACCGTCAAAGTTGTAATCTTTGAGGGTATCTTGTTGTTGGAGAAAGGTTTTTAGACTAGATTTGATCGAAGTGAAATCTAAATTTGTGAGATTTAACCCAGAATTTGCTGAAGCCATTATCGTGTTCTTTCGAGAATTAGGTTGATTGCTGTAGGTTCTACATTATTACCAATATAAAATTCAATAGTCACACTATATGCATTGTCGTCGAGCTTCTCATAAATTGTAACCTGACTTAAAGTTACTCTAGGTTCATAATTATATAATGTGTTTTCTATTTCAGATTTCAACGCAGTCGCCGTCAACGTACTAATTGGCTCAAATAATAACTGATTTAATCTAGATCCAATATTAGGTTGAAACAACCTCTCATAGTTTTTGGTCAACAATAAATGTCGGACAGAACGAATTACCGCTAACTCATCGTAACTAAGGATGATATCGTTCCTGCCTGGTGCTCGGTTAAATGATAAATCAATATCCGAGTATAGTTTTTTTATTGTCTGTGCCATTTTGGTATTTATTTACGTATTGGCAGTGTTTGCCAAGTTTTGTTTGAGTCTGTCTGTGCCTATCAAATTATTAATCAAATATGTTTGCGTATTGCCTAAATTAGAAAACTTATTAACTTTTATATAATCGTTCAACAATATATAAGAATTTGCAAAGAAGTTCCAATCAGAGGTTCTCCTTAAGTACATAAGTGAATTAACCGTGTTCACATGGCTTATAATCAAGTTCATTGAATCTGAAGTCATTCCAGAATTTATAGTAGAATAATCTGAAACAATAGTTAAATTATTAGCCAATAAATCGTCAACTATAAACAAACTCGTCATACACCCCAATAATGGAGTTGTATTTTCTATAGCATCCGTTGAATTAAGTATCTTTAAGGTGAAATTGCCTACATTAGTAGAACTATCCAAACCTGGAATAGTGTCCGAATTTGAAGTTATTGCAGTAACTCCCGATACATTATCTGTATGCTTTTTGAACTCTGCAATTTGAACAATAAGATTTGCGGATGCTACTAATAATGTATTTGCAGCATTTGCAGCATTTGCTCCGCTTGTAAATCCCGGAGAAACATTAATAATACTGTTTACTACCGATACAATACTGTTGGTATTTGAAGTCAGGTAAGTACAAACATTTGCCGCAGGATTTTGATAGTAGTTCGTCATTTCAATAGTACCATTGGCCAAATCTGATTCCATCCAACTACTTACGGATAATGGCGCAGCATTTAAGTATGCTTTGGTTGTTGGAGCCAAATATTGGGCATCACCAAATTTGCTGGTATCAAAATTAAAACCTAATTTTTCAAAAATTCCACTCATTTATTTCTCCATTACATTAAAGGTGCCGGCGTTCCGGTTACTCCGCCGAGAACTGGATGCACATGTATATCATATAACAATCTTATAAGTTCCATTGGTCCCACAATATCAGAAACAATTATTCCCATAGTCAGTGGAGACCATACTGAAATTGCTGAAAATATTGGTCCTAATGTTTCTATACCCAATACTGATCCCAGCCTCATTCCGGCAGAAATGTTTTGAACTGCTGCGATTGATTGATTGCAGTTGATAGCTCCGCTGACATACAGGTCACTGTTTATGTATACCCCATCGGCCGCGTTAATATTTACTGCACCCAGTACACCACCGGCAAACAAATTAATAGAAGACTCTGAATATATTTCGGCAGTGCCTGAAATTCTATTTACACTTTTGCCTTTGATTGTGTTATATGCATTACCATCAATTTGAGTGTATGCATCACCTTTGACATTCAGTACCGATGAGCCTTCAACTGTTATGTTACAAACGCCTCGAATTAACACATTGTTGTCATTGGCGATAATTTCGTAATTATCACCCATAACTTTATGTACGCTTTGGCCGTTGGCCTGTATCTCGGTGAAAGTTCCAGTTCTATGTTGTAATCGGATTCTTTCTGCTCCTGGAGTATCATCCATCTCCATGAAGTGTCCAGATTCTGTCTGTGTTATATTATTAAAAGGTGCTTGTGCCTTGACATTCCAATCTGATTCGGGTTCTGTCCAAGAATAGTCCGCTGGGGGTTTGGGGAGTGTAGTTGCCATAATATTTCCTTATGCCGTGGAATAGTTTTCCATACCTAGATTAAAATTTTCAATTGAAAAATCAACAGAATCTCCTTCAGCCAAGTCGGCTTCTACGGCCGTAATTTCTGACGTTTTTGTTAACGTTTCTTCAACAGCAGAAATTGCCTCAGCCGTTTCGTTTGTGGGTGTGGTATATGCCAGAGAACTAACCAGTCCTGAAATCAATTCCGATAAGCATGATTGTAACATAGCTAATAATTTTGCCGGTAAGCTTTTAATATATGCTATCATGAGTTGGACATATGCAATATACGCTCTTATTTCCGCCAATGTTTCTTTTATGTATTTTATTGCTTCAGCAAGCATTTTCACGAAACCTTTTATTGTTTCTATCACCTGTTTAATTGCTGTGGCCACGGGTGAAGGTGCCGTTGCCGCATTGGCCAATTCTTTTATTTTTCTTGTTGCTTGAAACGAGATCATATCTTTTATTTTTGCCACAGCAATTTCAAATCTTATTTTAGTTGCTATGTCACAAACATGAACTCTGTTATTATTGGCTACCTGTATCGAAGTATTTGTTAAAGTATATGCTTGAGCAGGAGTTGTTGGTTGTCCTACTCTTTGTATAGCCATTGCTGGAGCGGTAGTTGTGGTTATTTTTGTTCCACTAAACACTTTTATCGCCGGCGCCGTAGCTATGGATTCTGGTCTTATCTCATTTTGTTCAGTAATGTCTGATTTGAAATATTTTGCTTTTGATGAGAATCCAACACCTTCTGGAGAATCTTCTTGTGGTATTCCTGGAAATACTCCCATTATGACTGGTGATTGACAAGAAAGTCCGTCCATAAAGAACCCCATTGCATAATCGCCTTCCATAGGAGTCGAGAATGTTCTGGAATTATTTGTGGGTAGCATTGGAATCGCCCAAGGCAAGGTATCTGTTGGTATATTGTTTAGATTGTCTGTATGACTACCAAAGATTCGAACCTTTACTCGTCCCAAATTTAATGGATCGTCTCTGCGTTCAACAACACCTATCCACCAAACAAAGTTGTCATGGCCTATTCTATTTTTGAATTCGTTATCCATATTTTATTTGTTGAGAAGTCCATTTAAACCTATACTGTTTGCATTACCGTATGACGGAACACTGGAGTTGAAACTGTCTTTTGCTAATTCTAATACTGTTTCATATTTCATATTAACGTCAATTATGTGCCTCACAGAAGTAATGAGATATTTACCGGAATGGTGTCTATCATAGTCTCCCGTATTATTTCCAGATCCGTCTGGACCCCTCATTGACGGCAACTTAATATCTATTGTTGTTCCGATTCTCAGATTAGGATCACCAGACAATGCTATTTTAATTCTTGAGTAATTCAGCAAAGCTAATTGTGCAGTTCGATATGGAATGTATTCTTCGACATATACATCATTAGCTACAGATTCCGATTTATCTGAAATATACTTTGCTTTTTTCTGTTCACTATTACTTGTGGCAACCTTAAGTACAGCATCATAATTCTCATAGGAATATTTATTTTTTCTATTCTTATAATCGCCTACGATTGCATATTTATTCAAAGTTACCGACGATTCAAAATATTTTGAATAATCGTATTTTGTTTCGGTATAACTTCTTGTTAGTGGATCTATACTAATAAGTTTACTTGAAAATGCTCCAGTATTTGTTCCATACAGTGTGTCGAAAGTGTCTAATATGTTATAAGATTTAATACCAATTAGCGAGGATCCGAGTTCTGTTTGTTCACCTCTTTTGCCGAGATTTCTGGGAGTGTAAATATAATACCCGTATGGAAAGGTGTCCATCAATTCTTGCAATGAAACAAAATTGAAACCTTCGGCATTTTCATAAAAAACAAAATCTGCGCCGGCTTTGTTTTTTGGCCTTGAATAATTTGCCAACCAATTTATAGCTTCAAATGGTTTTTTGTATGGTATGACAAAATCATATACACCCATAGTATCACCTATAATTAGCTTTTTATCTGGTATTCCTAAATCGTTATGTAATATTGAATACACTATATCCGATATTTTTCGTCCGGCATATGATTTACTAATTTTTATTTGCTCAGATAGAAATAATTCTTCAGAACAGAAATGTATTGTATACACTTCGGTCGAATTATTTTTCAACACTCTATCGCCGATTCTGTAGATTCTGAAATATCTTTTAAATTCTGCACTATCTTGTCCGGTCTTCTTAAAAGATAAATACAAAAATTCAAAACCACTCATTCCCATTCTATCAATTAAACTTATGGAGTCCTGTATCAATACATGTCCCGTCATTGATCCTCGAAATATGTCTTCATAATATGACAATTCGGCCATTATGCCTTTTATATTCACACTTTGGCTTCCTGAAATTATTTCAACTTCTTGCAGAAAATAATCATCAGGATTAATTATGCCAGGTGTGACGCTATAACTTGATTCTGTTTTCATTAGGAACTCATTAAGTCTTCAAGTTGTTCTTCCATTCTGACCACATAGGTCTCATTCATAATTTTAATTTCTCGTCTAGATTCATTCAAAATTTCCTCATACTCTAAAATATATACTGGCCTTTTATTCAATTGATAGGTTACTGTATTTCCATCGTTTAACGTATATGTGTTACTTGTTGGTGTACTCAATGAATTATAAGTATCTTCCGTGATAATAAAAGTTTTTGTTGTTTCTTGTTTGGAAATATTATCTATAGTAGTTTCTATTTTTTCGAAATGATGAATTGTTGCCGTTATATATTCATAAGTTGGTTGTCCCGCTTCGAGGGCATCTGCCTCATATTTAGATAAGCAGTATTCGACCAGCGAAGCATAGTCCATTGGCCATTGCCAAACCGGATCCAATATTTGATTTGAATAAAGAATTATCCAATATTTAAAAGGATCGCTATAATATTTGTGTGCAAGTATTTCTGGAGTATCACCATCTTGAATCGAATAAGTATAAAACAACATTGGATTGTTTTGTATCTTCTCCAATATTTTGGCCCGAGTTACAATATTAGTCAATACTAATAATTTACCAGACTCGTCTGAGGATATTACTTTGGGTAATGTGTCGAAGTATAACATTAATAATCCTCGTTAATTCTTGTTTTGTCAATAATCTCAATTTCTTGAAATTGCAGAGTCATCGTTGTTTGTACAGGAGCACCACCTTCAAAAGCAACCCAACCATTAGGTGCATAATTCACGATTACACTGGTCAAAACACATTCGGCTATTTTATGTACGTTGGTATTTTCTTGTCCGTCATACATAAATTTAATCTTGAACTTGTCCGGAACTTTATAAAAAAGACCTTGACCGAAAACCGCATTGGTTTCTATTGTTGGTGCGGATGCCATCTTGAAGGCTTTAATAATTTTGTTAACTGTTTCCGACTCTTCTTTTGAATATGGAGTAAATGTAAAATCAAATTGAAAACTTCTAAATCCTACACCAGTGAATAATACTTGAAGTTGTGGATTCAAGGCAGCTCCTTGGCCCCGTAGCAATAAATCGCCGACGGCCGCGGTGTCTAGACCAAATGCACCGCCTCCAAATCTACCTATGGCGGCCGCCAAAAATTTTCTAACATTTGGATCATTACCTACTGCATTGGTTATTTTTTCTAAACCGCTGGCATCACTCGACTGTATATTTTTAAAAGTGTCATATCCGGAAACACCAGCTTGTGCCAAGAAATACGGGGTACCCAAGGCGGATACCAACGAGGTATCACTATATGATGCGTTATACTGTACATTTACAGTGTCTGGTATATAAAGTGCTATTTGAGTTTTAGCTTGTCTTTTAACGTCTGAAGCTCTTATTGCATCCACCATATCTTTAGCCGAATCACTAACTTGCTTTAGTTTTGGTGCGGTATTCTCTAATGCGTTACGAAACGCAGTAACTGGATCCGTTCCTTCTTTAAGAGCATTAATTGGCGCCTCACCAATTTCAAAAAATGCCTGTCCTAAATTCGTAAAAGTAGTTCCAAGTCCAGAATCATTATTTTTTGTATCAGGAGCAGGTTCTTCTATCGAAAATACTATGGTGTGCCTGCGGGTTGGATCGGTGCCTAGATTCCTGGGATAACTAAGTAGATCGATGCCATATTCATTTTTGAATAATTTGGCCAATGGACCGTTGATGGCTCCGGGTATAGATATTCCTGCTATGGATGTGGGAATAGAAATAGGCATTTTTCTACTTTAGTGGGTAAGGATACATATATTTATGGCATATTCTGGAAGATTTTCACCAAAAAATCCGCAAAAGTATCGAGGAGATGCCTCGAACATAATATATCGCTCGACTTGGGAATGTCGAGTCATGAATTGGTTAGATACCAATTCTTCTATAGTCGAATGGTCCTCAGAAGAACTAATTATACCATATAAGTCTCCGGTAGATAACCGTGTTCACCGTTATTTTCCTGATTTTTATGTTAAAGTTAGACAAAAAGATGATACAATAAAGGTCATGATTATAGAGGTTAAACCCAAAAAACAAACTCAACCTCCAAAAGTTCAGAAAAGAGTTACCAAACAATACATCAATGAAGTGGTGACTTGGGGTGTAAATGAATCAAAATGGAAAGCAGCTACTGAGTTTTGTTTAGATCGGGGTTGGCACTTTAAAATATTAACTGAAGATGATTTAGGAATAAAATGATTAGATTGCATGTGCTGTCTGTACCGCATACCGTATCGACAAAAGAATATACTGTTTGCGCTTTCACTCAAAAAGTTATAAATTTCTGCAAAATGTTCAAAGAACAAGGTATGCATGTAATTCATTATGGACACGAACGATCTGAAGTTGTTTGTGACGAACACGTTACTGTTACTGACGATGTTCTTTTCAATAAAGTGTATGGTGACTATGATTGGAAATCACAAGGTTTGTTATACAATGAATCTGATGAAGTATATCACAACTTTAACCTGAACTGCATAAAAGAGATCGAGAAACGGAAACAACCTCACGATATTATACTTTGCTTTTTTGGTTCCGCACAAAAGTCTGTGTGTGAAGCTCATCCAGATTTACTTTGTTGTGAACCTAGTATTGGCTATCCTTCATCTTTTGCGAAGTATAAAGTATATGAGTCATATGCCGTGATGCATGGACTCCAAGGTCCAGATTATGTTGCACAAGCAGTCTATAAGTTCTATGATGCCTGTATACCTTCTGGTTTCGATATTTCGGAGTTTGAATATAGTGACATCAAAGAGGATTACTTTTTGATGTGTGGTAGAATGGTCTGGTCAAAAGGTGTCGATATTGCAGTTCAGGTGACAGAAAAGTTGGGTGTGAAATTAATTTTGGCCGGCACAACTTTTGGTCCACAAGATTGCAATTTACCTAATGGTTGGCCTCCACATGTTTCATATGTCGGTTACGCAGATGTAGAAAAACGTAAGAAACTTATGTCTGGCGCAAAAGGTTTATTTTGTCCTACGATATACAACGAACCTTTTGGATATGTTGCAATTGAAGCCATGTTATCCGGAACACCTGTAATTTCTACAGATTGGGGAGCCTTCACCGAAACTGTTCAGCACGGAGTAACTGGTTTTAGGTGTAGGACATTTGAACAGTTTTACTGGGCAGCAAAAAACATTGATACGATTTCTCCAAAAGCCTGTAGAGACTGGGCATATGAGAACTATAATTTTCAAAAGATAGGTAAAATGTATACAGAATATTTTACTTCGATTATAAATGTGAGCAAAGGTCAGGGTTGGTACGCCGAGAATGATGATAGGCGAGAACTGGAATGGTTGACAAAGATTGCGCCAACTCAACCAAAAACTTTCAAAGAAATTCTTAATCAGTACAATAGGATTAAAAAAGGTAAATTGTCTTTCATCCAGATCGGTGCAATGGATGGTGTGAAGCACGACGATCTTTATATAAACGTAATGAACAATGAATGGACAGGTTTACTTGTGGAACCTTTGCCGGATATGTTTGAAAAGTTGATTGAAAATTACCAGTCATCTCCTGGTTCTTTGAAGTTTGAATGTTCGGCAGTATCTACGACTTCTGGAATCACCACAATTTACAGAATCCCGCCAGAGAAAATTGGAAAAGAAGTTCCTGATTGGGCTGATGGTTGTACTACTTTACATCCGGAGAACCATATTGAAGAACTTCGGCCACATATGGTCGAACAAAAGATACGAACATTGACATTCAAAGAATTAATCAACAAACATAGCATCACATCTACCGACTTTATTCAGATTGACACCGAAGGATCCGACTATGAAATTTTCCTACAAATTCTGGAATTGGAGTTTCTTCCCAGTTTATTCAAAATCGAAATCGCACACATCACCTATACGAAGGTTCCTTGGATGCGCTGGATGTTGGAAAATCGAGGTTATAAAACTTTCATTGATAATTATGATTTGGTTGCGTATAGGTTCTAGCATAAATAGTTGATGGCATCAACACTAACTCAATTATCCATACAAAAAACTGCACTAGAACAAGAATTCTTGTCTAGGCAGTCTGTCGCGTGGATACAAAATGAGATTAAAGGTCTAAGGTCGCCTTTAAAACTTGCAAAAGAAATCGCAAGCGAGAAGGATCGACAAGGTGGAAGATTTCTTATGGGTGGCCTCTACCACTTTTTTTACGATCCTGCAACCAAAGGTGATCTGCCGTATTATGATATATTCCCCTTAGTTATACCTCTAAAAAGACATCCTGGAGGCTTCATTGGTTTAAACCTACACTATTTGCCCGTTCGAATGAGAGCAATCT